CTACAGCTAAAATTACAACTATAGCTGGTGTTAATACTATTTATTCCTTACGAACAGCATCATATGATGGGGCATTCTTTGATTACACTTTAATATCAGGTAGCAATGCTAGAGCAGGACAAATAATGTCTATATGGAGTGGTAGTAATATTAGATATACAGAAACAACAACAACAGACATAGGATCAACTCCAGAATTTATATTTTCAGTAGCAATAACAGCGGGTTCTGCTTCACTACAAGTGACAGGATCTACAGGTGCAATAATAAAAACAATAATAAAAGGTATATAATAAAATGAGTGTTTCAATAGGTGGAAAAATAGTGACAGATGGATTAGTTATTCATTATGATGCTTTAAATGGTAAATCATATCCTGGAAGTGGAACAAGTTGGATTGATTTAACTCCTTATAATAATACAGGTAGTTTAAATGGTGGTAGTATTCCTGTACCTATAGCTAATGGTTACGCTTCATTTAGTGGAGTTGACAACTCAGAAATTGTTGATATCAATGACATAGGTGAAATCAACAGCACAACAAATTATGCTACAGTTGATATGTGGGCTCGAGTCAAAACTCCTATAACACCAGATTTAGCTGGTTCTATATTTGGTTGGAATGTATATAGTGTAAGTTTTAGATTGTTTAGTAACGCGGGGAATTTACGGTATTTTGGATTTGATACTGATATTGGTGATATATACGGAATTGACACAGCTGCATTAGCAACATTAGGATTAGAAAATAATTGGAAACATTATAGTTTTGTGTTTGTAAATGGTAATCCTACTCAAGGTAATTTACCTAAAGAAAACCAAAAAATTTATATAAATAGTGTTGATCAACCTTTATCACAAGTAACAGGAACTGAAAATGCTAATGGTAGATTATTCTCTTTTGGCAGTACCTCAAATGCCCGATTCCCAGGGATAAGATTTGGATCTGGAGCTAATCTTCTAGTAAATACAGATGTTGCTTTAATTAAAATATATAATCGCCAACTCACTCAAGCAGAAGTGACTCAAAATTTTAATGCACATAAAGGAAGATTTAATATTTATTAATAACAAATCTTGGATAGGGAAAAGATTTAAATTATGGCAAATGAATTTGTAATAAAAAATGGGTATTTCTCTCAAGGAAATTCCAATGTAACTGGATCAGTAGCAATAACACAAGATGTTACTGCTTCTAAAGCCTTGTTTTCAAGCTCAAAAGGAAACCAATTAACTGTAATAGGATCTGGCTCAACTATAGCTCAAGTCTATGGTTCACAAGGTAATTTATTAACAGTAAATGATACTTTTTCTGGCTCTATATTTACAGTCACAGATATTTCTGGTTATTTAATATTAGATGTTACTTCTGATTATTATACAAGTTCTATTAATACAATAGGATTCTTAAATCATACTGGCAGTGCTGGAATAACAGGTAGTTTAATAGTTTCTGGCGGGTTTATTGTTTGTAATACTACTAATGGAAATAAAGCTATTGATAGTAATTCATCTAGCTTATATTATAGTGATGGTGATGTATCTGTTGATTGGGCTGAAAGCCGACTTAGAGATATAAATAATAGTACTTCTGTTAACTGGAATGCCAGAGAATTATATGCTAACGATGGTTCAACATCTCAAATAGATTGGAGTAATCCATCATATATAAAATTTCCTAGTGTAAACACTAGTGTACCAATAATAAATGTTTTAGGTTTAGATAGTAATAGTAATTTATATATTACAGCTTCAACAGCATTTGGAGGAGGTAGTACTTTTAACTCAACTTCATCTATTATTGGAGACGGTGTAAATACAACATACACTGTAACTCACGGTTTTAACACTAAAAACTTACATATCACTGTATATGAAACTAGCTCAAATGGAGAAACAGTATACCCAGATATAAGACGTAATGGATTAAACACAGCCCAGATTGTATTTTCAAATCCCCCAAGATCAGGTTCATATATAGTTTACATATCACAATAATGGCGCAATTTTTAACTGAAATACAATTTGTTACTACAAGTTCTATGGAAACTCCAGAACCTGGATTTATAACTATATATGCTAATACAGATGGATTTTTATATGCTAAATTATCAAATGGAACTCAAATTAAATTAAGTAATACTTCTATATGAGTCAGGTTTTAAAAAATTTACAATTAGTTACACAATCATATTCTGGAACTCCAAATACTGGTACTGGAGCTTTATTTGCTAGTGGTAGTACTTTACATTTTGAGAATGCCGCTGGTACTATATTTCCTTTAGGAGCAACAGGAGGAGGATCAGGATACCTTATAGTTAGAGAATATACAGGATCTGCACCAGGTGGTGGAATTTTGACTCCTACTTGGAATAATAATTCAAATATAAAATACATACAAGTAATTTGTGTTGGTGCTGGAGGTGGAGGAGGAAGTGGTGCTATTGGAGGAGGAAACAGATTTTCAGGAGGTGCTGGTGGAGGAGGTGGAGCGATAGCTTGGGGATTTTTTAATTCTGCTTCATTAACCCAGGCTAGCTATCCTATTAGTATAGGGGCAGGAGGTGCGGGTGGAGGTATTACTACTTTTAATGGTAGTGCAACTCCAAATTCTGGACAGTTTGGATCTGCTGGAGGATATACTACCTTTGGAGGAAATATGGTTAGTGCAAGTGGTGGAAGTGGTGGAGGAAGAGGTGCTAATTTAACTATATCAGCTGGAGGAGCAGGAGGACTAGCTACCGCTTGCCTCCCAGGTCCTGGTTTTGCTATTCCTGGAGGAACAGGGGGCTCAGGTAATTTTGGTAATGCTAACTCAACCCCTCCTATTAATTTTTTTTCATCATCTTTAACTCCAATTTCTACTGCGGGAGGAGGAGCTGGATCTAATGTATATAACCTATCTGGACTAGTTTATTTTTCTGGATCATTAGGAGCTAGTGGTTTTGAATGGAACACATTAAGATCCAATAATACAACATACCTCAACTCAGGCTCTGATGATTTAGTAACAGGAACTGTTTTATTACAGTTTACAAGTAGTGTGATCACAACAGTATATGGTTTAGGAGGAGGTGGAAATGGTGGTGATAATGCGTCTACTCAATTACCTGGAGGAAGTGGTGGTTTATATGGAGCTGGAGGTGGAGGTTCAAATGCAAGATTAGCAACAGTTGTTGGACAAACAACCCAAGTAGGAGGAAGTGGTTCCTCAGGTCTATGTATAGTAGTAGAATATTATTAAAATATGGCAAAATTATTAAATACAACATTTTTAGTCACACAATCTGTTCCATCAACCCCAAGTTCTGGTTTTGGGACTTTATTTGCTAGTAGTAGCAAATTATATTTTAAAAATACATCTGGAACAACATACGATTTAACAGCTGCTGGTGGAAGTGAAGGAGGATACACTAATATTTTAGTTTACACATCAAGCGCTACTTGGTATAAACAATCTGGCCTCCAATATATAAAAGTTATATGTGCTGGACCTGGAGGAGGTGGCGGAAGTGGAAGAGTAGCTTTAACTAATGTAATATCGCCTGGAGGTAGTGGAGGATCTGGAGGTAACATTAATATAGCCTATTTTTCATCTTCTGCTCTACTAGGATACGAATACTCAGTAAATATAACAGGAGGAGGGGCAGGTGGTTTAAGAGTAACTGGTAATACTACTACAAACGGAAATACACCTACAACCCCAAACTCAAGCTCTTTTACAACTGGATCAGGAGGTAGCTTTATTAAATTACTCTCAGCACTTGGAGGAACAGGCGGTAGTGGAGGTAATGCTGGTGCGAGTAGTGCTAATATAGCTCCTTCAACAACTCAAATTCCAAACCCATTCCCTCCTTTTTACTACTGTGGTGTAGATGGAGGTCCGGGAAGTGGATTAACAGCTATAAACGCTTCAAATGCTTTTTCTGGCACCAGATGGCTACCAGCGGGTGGTGGTGGTGGTGGTATTTCAGCAGCCAACGCTTCAGGCAGTGGAGGATCAGGATCAGCAGTATATTCTTACTCAACATTGATTTCTTCTGGATCACCAGGAGTTGTAGCTACAGGTGTAGGTGGATCTAATAGTGTTCCTATATTTGATGCAGCACAATTACTAACATATAGTGGTAGTGCTATAACTACTAGTTTAGTACTAACCACCGGAGGAGCAGGTGGTGGTGGTGGAAGTAGAGGCATTACAGTTAATGGTGGTAATGGAGGATCAGGAAGTTTAGGAGCAGGAGGAGGAGGAGGTGGAGGTGCATCCACTAATCTAAATGTTGTCTTCTCAGGAGCAGGTGGACCTGGTGGAGATGGTTTTATAATAATCTTTGAATATTACTAAAAATAAAATAATTATGGCTAGATGGTTAATACTTAATTCTAATTATGTGACAGATGTTATTGTATGGGATGGAATAACTCCCTATAATTACCCGTATCCTTATGACAGTATGGTGGAAGATACAACTTATAATATAGGCATAGGCGACTGGTATGAAACACCAGAAGATATTTTTTACCGCCCAATAGGAAAAACACCTCCTGATTTCCCAGGAAATCCTTAAATATTTATAATAAATTATAAAAATGGAAACAAAAGTTTTAACTCAAGAAGAGATTACACAATTAAAAGCAGTACAACAAGAAAGATATTCTATAGTTGACAAATTTGGTACTATTGAAATTCAATTTCAAGAATTAGAATCTGCAAAACAAAAACTAAAACTTGACTATGAAAAACTAAAACAAAGAGAAGAAGTTTTAGGGAAACAGTTACAATCAAAATATGGTGATGGAACCATTAATTTAGAAAAAGAAGAATTTATAAGTGCTTAGTTTTTCGAACAATTTTAGGATATTTATCATCAAACCCCAATTAAAAAACAATTTAATTAAACAAATAACATGGCAGAAATTTTATTATCCCCAGGTGTTTTATCTAGAGAGATAGACACCACGTTCATAGCAGAACAACCACCCCAGATTGGTGCTGCTATTATAGGCCCTACAGTTAAAGGCCCTGTTGGTGTTCCTGTAACTGTTACATCATACTCAGATTTTGTTAACTATTTTGGTGAAACAGAAGTTGTATCTAATTCAGGTTCATTCTCATATTTTACCTCTATTACAGCTTATAACTACTTCCAAAACGGTGGTGAAACATTATTAGTGACTCGTGTAGTATCAGGTACATACGCCCCAGCTACAGCTTCAATTATTAACGCCGCTAACCAATTAGCATTTACTTTAGCTACTATCTCAGAAGGAGATAATATGAATACTGGAACTGTAGTTGATACTAATGGAGCATTTGCTAACACAAGTGGCTCAGCTTCAATCCATAGTGTCCGTTTCCAAATTGTATCTCCAAACACATCTTCTGGCACATTTAACTTATATATTCGTAGAGGTAATGATGATAACAGAAGCCCAGCTATTTTAGAAACTTATACTGGATTATCAATGGATCCATTATCTGAAAACTATATATCTAAAAGAATTGGTGATTATAAATTTACTCAAGTATTTTTAGATGGCGAAGCCACACTACAAATTTCAGGTTCTTATCCTAATAAATCAAGATATGTAAGAGTAGCTTCTGTAAACTCACCCACTCCTCAATACTTTGCAGGAGGAGTAGCTAATCCATCATACACATCTTCTATCCCAGTAACTACTGGTTCTAATGCTACTGGTTCATTTATGACAGGTACTGGTAAATTAGTAGCAGGTGCTAAATTCTATGATCAAATTACAGCTGGAAATATTCAAGGTGTTAATATCACTAATTACACATCTGCAATTAGCTTGTTAGCTAGTGCTAATGATTATCAATTTAATGTATTAGTAACACCTGGTTTAAATTGGGAAGATCATAAAGCTACAATGAGTATAGATTTATCAAACACTGAAAATAGAGGTGATAGTGTATATGTAATGGATTTAGGTAATTACGCAGCTTCAGCTAGCCAAGTTATCAATACAGCTATTGGTGTTAACTCATCATATGGTGCCGCTTATTACCCATGGTTACAAACTCTTGACCCAGCTACTAAACAGTATGTATTTGTTCCTGCTTCAGTAATGATACCTAGTGTATTTGCTTATAACGATAGTGTAGCTTATCCTTGGTTTGCTCCTGCTGGTATTAACAGAGGTGGATTAAGTACTGTAATTAGAGCCGCTTCTAAACTATCACAAACTACTCGTGATAATTTATATATAGGTAAAGTTAATCCAATTGCTACATTCCCTGGACAAGGTGTTGTAGTGTATGGTCAGAAAACCTTACAAACTCAAGCTTCAGCTCTTGATCGTATTAATGTTCGTCGTTTGATGATTGCTCTTAAAAGATATATTGGTCAAATTGCTAATGGATTAGTATTCCAACAGAACAATGCTTCTACAAGAAATAGTTTCTTAGCACAAGTAAACCCATATCTTGAATCAGTTCAACAACAACAAGGATTGTATGCATTTAAAGTTGTAATGGATGATTCTATTAATAATGCAGCTGTGATTGACAGAAATGAATTAGTAGGTCAGATTTACTTACAACCAACTAAGACAGCTGAATTTATTTACTTGAACTTCACCCTTACTCCAACAGGTGCTACTTTTGCATAAGGTTTAAACTGTAACATATTTATTAACAAATAAAAAACTAAGAAAATGGCAATTATAGACGCAAATGAAATGTTTTTTACAGCATTTGAACCAAAACAGGCTAACCGATTTATCCTGTATGCTGATGGGATACCAACTTGGATGATCAAGGGAGTAAGTGCAATTAACTTAACTCAAGGTGAAGTAGTATTAAACCATATTAACGTTTTACGTAAAGTAAAAGGTAAAACAGTTTGGGGTGATGTTACTATGACACTTCATGATCCAATTTCTCCATCAGGAGCTCAAACAATCATGGAATGGGTTCGCTTATCACATGAATCAGTAACAGGTAGAGATGGATACTCTGACTTCTACAAGAAGGATTTAACTATCAATGCTCTTGGTCCTGTAGGTGACGTGGTAGCAGAATGGGTACTTAAAGGCGCATTTGTAAAAGATGCTAACTTTGGTGAATATAACTGGGATACTGAAAACCAAGCTATTAACATCACAATGACATTAGCAATTGATTACGCCGTGTTAAACTACTAAAAGTTCAACCCAATATTTATAAAAAGAGCTCGCATTTTTTGCGAGCTTCTTTTTTTCTTATATATTTATAAGTAACAAACAAATGTTATAACAAAAATTATTTATGGAAAATAAGTTTAGTATGCCAACCGAAATGGTTGAGTTGCCCTCAAAAGGCTTAGTCTACCCAGAAACAAGTCCTCTCTCAAGCGGTAAAGTTGAAATGAAATATATGACTGCTCGTGAAGAAGATATCTTAACAAACCAATCCTACATTCAAAAAGGAACAGTATTAGATGAATTAATTAAATCTCTTATTGTCACACCTAATGTAAAATATGAAGATATGGTTGTGGGTGATAAAAATGCTCTATTAGTAGCTGCCCGTGTTTTAGGTTATGGTAAAGATTATACATTTATGTATGGTGGAGAAGAACAAACAGTTGATTTATCTACTG